AAGACTAACGCACCATTAACTACGCCAATTTTAGTTGCCATATTGTTACCTAAAAGAAATGGGGGCCCGAAGACCCCCGATAACTTAGGAATCGCCTAACGCGGTTCCAGATGCCATTGTAATGGTCGTAGAACCATTATTAGCTTTGCAGAACGAAATCGTTACAGCAGCAGTCCCATCGGAATCACTTACCATAACTACGTCGTTTACAGCTATTTCACCAATCGCTGGTAGGAAATAGTTAGCTCCGAGTGCGGTTGCAATAGAGTCCGTAGACGCATATTTCCAAACCGTACCTGAGTCACCAGATCCGCCAATACGAGAAAAACCGCTTCTTAAAAATGCCATTAGTAATTCTCCTTATGCAGTTTTGTCATACTGAACTTTAACCAAGCCGCCTTCGTCGCGAACGACAGCGCCAGCTTTCAACATACCATTACTCAACCAAGAGGTACGTTCAGCGATCCAGTTAATTTCAGTTTTCATGTCAATACCAACGGCCAAACCAACAGAAGGACGCTGATAGAACCATGAATCGACGATGTTGGCAGCTTCAGTCAAACCACCTTCAGTCCGAGTTTCAATGATGTTGAATCGAAACCCTACGAGGGTATTGATCTCACCAGAAACTAGAGCCTTGATGTTCTGATAGTCCGAAGACGTTGCCAGTTCATCGTTCAACAAACCACCTAAGCCTTCAGCTTCAATGACTGCGAACAGGTCAGTGTTTGGTACACCTTGGTCACGCAATTCAACTTGGGCTTGGATTACCTTAGCCATAGTTAAGTTTGTAGTGCCAGCAGGTACAGTAGTTGTTAATGGAGTCGAGGCATCCATAGCATCGATAACCAACTGGTCACAACGACGACCCAAAGCGCCAGCAATAGTCATTGCCAATTCTTGTTTCTCATCGAAGTTAACATCAGCTTGGTCAAAGATGTCGGTGTACTCAGGCGCATTCCAGTTAGCCAACGTAGCAGTCTTGAACTCATGACTTACGTCCATAGGAGTTACGAGATCTGAAGTTGATTTCTGGTTTGCAAGGCCCTTGCCTTGACGACGGAATTTGTAGGTATCACCTACGACGTTGTTGCGTACAGTTACAGAACCTTTCAGCAAGCCCATGCCTTGATAGGCGTGTTTAACCATGCTGTCAAATTCTGTTACCGCAACAGAAGATAATTGTTTTGACATTAGTCTAATCCTCAAAATTTATAATAATCTACACAAGTGTTTCACATGAAACATTTGCTGGTTATGAGGTTTTGACTGAGTGCCCGACAGATCGGTCAGCCTTCAACCCAAATCTGTCAGATCCGCGATGGGAGTCCCTGACAGACATATAATATCATTTTACTTTATAAAAGCAACTAACCGAATACCTGAACATTCGGCTTGTCACCACCAAAAGCAAACATCATTTCTTGAATTTTCTTCTCATGGTTAGAGTCTACTGACCGTAGAAGGTTGCCGTTATCGTCCTTTCGGAACATCTCTTTCTCGATGTCAGGCCAAGTAATTCCACCAGGAACAACATGCCCGTCGATAGGAAGTTTTTGCGGTGCCGTACTTTTGATTAGTGCCTCTACCAGCATGATGGATTCAGCGGAGTTAACAGCATAACGAACTTGCTCGTAAACCTCAGAGTCCAGATTATTCTTCATAAACTGTTCTACGGTCTTGATACGATCCGTTGCGTTGTCGCCTAACTTGGCAATCTCAACTTCAGCAGATACTTCTTCTACGGCCTCTGATTGAGCAGACAACAATTCCCACGCCTTGTTAAAGTAGTCTTGGGACATATTAGTCTCAGAAGCAAAGCCCATCAGCTCCTGCATCAGCTCGTCTTCTTGGTCGATACCTTCGGGCATTGAGTAGCCGTCTTTAGGAGCGCCCTTGAATGCACCAAACTTCTTTTCTAGCTCAGTATAAGCAGCGGCTTGATCTGCGACTGACTTGTATCTGTCAGACTTGTACCACTCTGGTGCCTCACCGGTTCCCTTGATCCCGTCAGTTAGGAAGTATTCACCCTCAGATAATTCTGGCTGGGCAGCATCTACTAAACTAACTGGTTGTGCTTCTACTGCAACATCGTTTTCTACTGATTGTTCACTCATAGTTATCTCCACGCATATTGAATTACAGCCCGCTTAGGACTGACCGCTTGGTGCTTCAACCGGATTTCATCAAGCCTTCTACCACCGTTAAGCAAAGATAGATCGTTAACGTCGATCCAATCTAAATGCTTGTTTTCTCGGTAACATCTGAATGCTCTGAATTTATGAAGATACTCGAACTTATCAAACCCATACTGTGCCGCAAGCAGATCTAGCCATTCAAATTTAAAGTCTCTGCTCAACAAGTATTGCCGTTCGTCGCAAATTACCTCGACGGATGGGGTTTCTTTCTTTGGTCGTCCTTTCTTTTTAACTTCTTCTACTTCCATTACTTCTGTCATAGTCTCTCCGCTTGCTGGATTTGGTGAACAATAAACCTCATGACGCCAGTCTCCCCGTTATGGTAAGCGGCCTCATAGTTTATATTCTGTGCAGCAAGAGAAGTGTCGTTCTCTAGTAGAAAGCGTTTGCTCAGGTCTTCTAGTACCCTGTTACCGTCGTCAGTTGCAAAGCAACGGTTATAAGCCTTGGCTAGTTCGGCTTGTTTTTCCCTGATTGCGCTCTGTGCTTTCTGTGCTTTCCCCGTATCTATCTCTAAGTCTTCCCAACTCATTGAACGGCCTGTAGTTGTGGTGGTTGTTGAGTAGAACCTTGCATCTCCATCTGTTTAGCTTCCGCTCCAGCTTGGATAATCTTCTCTTTCTCTGCGTCATCACGGACTAATTCAGAACTCATACCTGTTTTCTCTGCTACCCAGGTTCCAAAGTCCTCAATCTTAAAGGCCATTTGCACTTGGTCAGGCCCAGCAGTCCCTAAAACAAACTCTACAGCTTGTTGTACCGCTAAAATGTCCTCGGAGTCCTGTGCTCGTGCTAGTGGCGACGTAAATTTGATCTCTACATCACGGCCATTCAACTCAATAGGCGTGATTAACCCACGACGAATCAGGATAGACACGACTCGTTTAAGGATTGGGATCAATATTTCAGTCTGCAACCGTCCAAATGCTGAACCAATACGCTTGGCTAGTTCTCTGGACTCGATGGCAATCTCTGTTGCAGTCCTAACCGGCCCTGCTGGGTCTCTCAGATCGTTGAACATGGCAAGTTTAATAGCATTTTGCAGTTCTGAGATTTCAAATTGCGCTAGTGCTAGGCTACTTGACGTGTCTAACCGTTGGATCGATGGGTTGTTGGTGTTGTTAGAGCCTACTGGGATGACAATACCTGGCGCTATAACCATATTGTAGGGATTAGTAACCCCGTCGTCCGTTGCAGTGTACATGCCCGCTAAGTCAATGGCCGCTTTCTGCAATACAAACTCTTTGGCCTTGTTCAATGACCGTACATCGGGCAGCGTTTGCATGGCTGGCCCACGACCTCGCACCTCACCAGAGACTTTAGTGTACCGGCCCGTTACCCAAGGCGATGAAACACCAAAATCTTCTGTCCAAGATAGGCGTTCTTCCTGCTTAACCCATACACAACCGTAGTATCGCTTGGTCTTGGGGTCAAAGATGACACCTTCGGACAGTTCAACCTCTGCATTGGGCTGGTTGTCGATCATTTCTTGAATGGTGGGCGATGGTTCGAACCCTTTCCACATCCGTTCTAGCAATCTGGCCTTGACCTTGAACCGTCTCCAGTGGGTCTCGATGTTTCCATACGGGCCTTCTTCAAATGCGATACCTTTCTGTGGCACACAATGAAAGACAATCGGCATATCTTCGTCGTCGGTCTCATCAATCCGTAAGGTAGCAGTCCCGATCAAAAGATCTAGCGCGGCCTCATAGAATTGAGTCCCGAAGTTAGACCGGTTGATATAATCAAAGACAATAACGGCCTGTTCTTCTAGGTTCTCCCTGATCTGACCCTCGCTGACGTTGAAGTCGCCTGACTCTAGCAGCTTGATTACTTCATTCGACGGGTTAAACGTGGCCCACCTAGCCCAGATCGGTGCAATGTTCTCCTGTAGTTTACTGGCCCCTTGTTGGATAGACGTTAGAGAAGTGGAATCAAAGATACGCTCCATCTTCTTTTGGCCTTTATCCTGATTGTCGAAAAGGTTCCGTTGGGGTAGAAAGTATTCGTACACGTCCGACAGTTGGTCGTGCCATAAATACTCAGCATCAAAGGCCCTAGCCTCACGGGTCTTGAGATCCTGCATAGATCCTAGATTGGGTGGAAGTTTCATGTTATCTGCCCATTGTCGAAGTCATTAAACCAGCACGAGCCGCAGCAGCAGCCCCACGTCTACCAGCACCAGCTAAACCGCCTAGCATTGATCGTCCAGCACCAGCAGCAGCACCCTTGGATGATCTGCCACCCATAGCGGCCTCAGACCTAGAACGTGGAGCGCCACCCAATAAAGATGCAGAGCCTAGTTTGCCTCGTGCTAGAGCCTTAAACCTTTCTTCCTGCTCTCCAATCTCCTCATCGAGTGCCTTTTTCTGCCTGATGTCTATTGCTACTTCTTGAGCCGTTGGTTTTGGTGCCTTTGGTTTCTTCATTTTGTTTTCTCCAGATACTTGTACAGCTGGTATGGTGTCCAGATGAACGGTCGGTTGATGCCTAGAATCTGTTTAACGTGTCCTACGCATGTATTGAGCATAAATAATGATTGCCTCGCGGTCTTACGATCGATTTTGACAATGATAACCTCATCGATTTTATCCATTTGTCGATCGATAGTAAACAAGTCCACATAGTGCATTGACTTGCCATAGATCAACCATCGGCCTCGGTCTGCCATCATCAGATAACAGTGCTTGATGAACGGATGCAGTAACGGCGACCACCAATGGCCTGAGTCGTTAGTGAATACAACGTATGCGTCAGAATACACTAAATTGCACCTTGGCCTGTCTTGGTTGAGGTCTATGCCCTGACACCATTGACTCCTGCCATCCTAGTGCAAGGGTCTGTAATGCATCGGCCCCGTGTGATGCCCAGTCATGAACAGGTGTATCACGGAACACTTGGCGCTTGTCGTCGTATTCTCGATGATAGGATGCTATGCAGTTGTATCCGTGTTCGGCCTTCTCATCGTCGATCCAGAATCTAGGGAACATCCGTCGCACTGCCTGTATGCCTTCTGCCTTCGTTCTCGGTCGTTGTACGGTTCGGAAGCTGATGCCCATCTCTCTGGCTACTTCCTTCCTGCTACGGCCTGAGGTGAGCTCCCTGACCTCGATGTCGTGCGGTGCAAGGTGTGATCCTAGCATTACGTTGTTGGTCGTCGCGTATTGGTTGAGCCATTGGATATAGTGCTCCATGCCCTTAGACGTGTTCTCATAGTACCCAATCAATCGTATCTCTTTGCCCATTGCTTGAAATAGCCAGATAGACATAGCATCACTAATGCCTAGATCCCATGCCGTGTGTACCTGTAATGATGGTTCAATCGGTAGTCGTCCGACCCGTCCCTGCTCCTTCGCAGCCGTCAGTTGGTCAGCATAGTATGCGCCAGGAATCTGAGCCTCAAACGATCCATAGAACTCTTGCTGGATCAGTGCCTCATCCATGCCTTCGAGTCGTTCGTTGTCTATGATGTCCGATGATATAACCGGTGAGCCGTCAGCCCGTTTGGTGTCGGTGATCGTTAGATTCTGGCAAAACCATTCGTTCGACTTCTTGGCCATCTGATAGAGACTGTGCCCGTGATTCTTTCCCCTGGGCGTAAAGATGAACACCGCCCATCCGCCATTCTCAGCCAGTATCGGCCTGATATATCCCCATGCGTTCGGATCGCATAGTGACCACTCATCAAATATCACTCCGACCGGATTGCTGCCTACTAGATTGTTATAGTTATCGCTGCCGGTGAGCTGCCACGTTGACCCGTTCACCAGCTCTATCAGCATCTCCTGGGAGCTTGTGCGCTTGCGTATGGCTTCTGGGAATACTTGGCTTAGGATGGGCCTTCCTTCGCTGTCTATACCGCTCCAGATGGCTTTCCTCGCTTGTGTTTGAACTGGGAACAGATGCCAGTACGTCCCGACCCGCTTAAAC